TCACTTAACAATCCGCCACCTTTCCACAAAAATATGTCATAAGGTTGGTCTGGATTAGGTGCCATACCAAAGCCCGGATTAACGGTCTTGGAACTCATTCGGTCAATGTCCTCTTTCCGATATAACTTATTAGCTGACATCATCTTTTTGCAAAATTGTCTTTCAGGATTTGCATTACCTGAATAACGATACCTTGACATAAATAGCTTACCATCTTGGCTTGATTTCAAGTCAGGACGAGCAACTCCAGTGCTTACCGAAGCGAAATCCCAAATCTTTGCTAACAATGATTTTTTAGGATTGTTCATCGCCTCAAGTTCAGCGTCTAAACGTGCCTCATCTTCTAAACTTTCAACTTCACGACTATCGACCAATTCCCACTCGGTAAGGTCAATGTCCTCGCCATATTCATCCGGATTGAAATCTTCGTGAGCAGATAATTTAACTCCAGTTTCTTCTTCTGCCGTAGCCTTGTCAGCGATTGGGTTCAAATCAACGAACTCCAATGGCTGCAAGGTTCTGAAATAAAGATTTAAGCTAATTCCATTAAATGATAAAACCTTTTCGATTCCATCGATAAACGTATCTTGGAAATAACGAATAACCATGTTGTCAAATAAGGTAATTGCATTCTTTAACTCGTCAGCGTTTGAACTAAATCCACTTGCTGAAGGAATACCGAACTGCAAACCACTTACAACCCCATGACCAAGTAAAATCTTAGACTTTGATTCTTCGCTTAAATACTCGTAATGCTTAGGTGCATCGTTTAAAGGAATTGAATCAACCGTTGTCTTTTTAGTTTCATCATTATTAAATGAAACGACTACTTTCTTTCCTTTTGATCCAGTTAAAGTCGCAGATACTTGTCTACTAATTAACTCACGTTTTTCTTCGTCAGGAATACCATTGTTAAAATTAACCACGCTTGTCGGACTGAATCCGTTCTGGACATCGTTAATTAAGTAATCAGCAATTTCTTCCTCTAATTTGGCGTAAGGTATTGCACCAATATAATCAACATTCGAGTAATACTTCTGACCAACGGTGTAATTGCCAACGTAAAGTATCTCCAGAGTTTTATCCCCAAAACCAAAAGCCGGAATACGTTTAGGCGGAAACTTATTAGTGTCCTCCCAATTATCTGAATAATAATACGCTTCAATTTCTCCTTTTTTATTGCACTTTTCGGCTCTTAATAACTGAACTGGTATGTGTTCAACTCGAATAACGGAATCTTTTGATTTGTTGTAAATCAATTGATAGGCATATTGGCCAAGCATCTTTAAATCAGCAACCCCTTTCTTTACGACATCCTTCCGGAATAGCATCATCATTTGAGCATATTCGTTAGGCTTCTTACTCGAATCCGTAGCATCTAAGCCACGACCATAAATCAACTTAATAATATTGTTAATTACTGCGTTATTGGTTGTCGATCCGTTGTATCTGTCAATCAAGAATTGAAAGAAATTGTTATCCTCTCCAAATCCTACCCAAGCATCCCGATTGTTTTCAGTCGTTTTCGGTGCTGAATACGCTTCTAACTGGACAAAGTGAATACCGCTTGAATTCTTCTTATTCATAGAAAATTATATTTTGCGAATGCTGAACGTACTCGTCTTTATTTACGCTATATGAATCAATTTCTTGATTTGTTACAAATACCTTATCCCGATGGATTAAAGTGCTTGTATGGTCAAAGGATGAAAGGAAATCATATAAACACGACTCCGCTTCATACGTTCCTGAATCAGCTACCACTCTCGAAGCAAAATTATCGATTGCAGTCTTGTCTGAATTCTCGTTTATTGTCAAGGTATAAAAATGCCCTTCCTCTAAACTTAATACCTCTGAAAACTTTTTATAAAATGATTCCGTTGTACAATCAATATACTGATTTGTTTCAACGTTTGTAGTTTCGTTCCTTAAAAATAACTCATTTGGCACTCCCGTTCTTGTCGGAATGAACTTCACTTCTTGTGCCGTAGCTATCGCTTTCAATAGAATCATATACTATAAACCGAAAAAAACGATTTTGTTTTAAAAAGGAAAGACCGGTAACTCTGACCGGCCTTCCAACTTCTTAACCCGAATTTAAAAACTATGTTCCAGATACAACCGTAACTCCGGCAGTAGTCAAAGAAACGATAATCATATTCGCTGGTACTGGCTCCTCGCCAACAACTGTCAAGGTAAATCCTGACAAATCTCCCATAGCGGCACCAGTAACGATTGTGCCACCAGTAACTTCCATTCCGTTCTTTAATCCGGCATAGAATAATTTCCCATTATTATCTTCAACGATAACTTGTGGACGTCCGTAAGCCAATAACTTGATTTGCTTCAAGTCTTTAGCAGTAATCGACTTTAACGTTAAATTTAATGTTTGCGTAAAGAAAGTAGTTCCGTTCTCACGGCTTGAATTGATTGTTTGCTCAAAACTTGAGTTTCCTTTCAAATCATATTTATATCCTGAAGGAGTTCCAGCAATTGCCGTGATTGCATCTGTATCAGTTGCATCGTAGGTAACACCAGTAGCATCTCCATTGTTCATGAAATAAACCGCTTTCAATCCTCCAACACTTGTTTTGCAAGGCTCTAACCGACCTAAGCTAATATCGCACATAATTGTTGTTTTTTAGAGATTGAAAATAAGAGGGACAAATTAATGCCCCTCTCTTAACCTAATTAGTTAGCTGAATTCGTGATACCGTAAGTAACGATGTCAGAAGCGAATCCGTACTGAACACCAGCAGTCATTCTCATAACTACACGAACGTTTTGTGAACCATCGATGTCAGCCATGTCGATAACTTTAACTTCAGTCAAGTCAGAGATAAGACCAGTTCCGAAATACAAGTTAGACTTTTGAGCAGCGATAGCCTTAGTAGAAGCAAGACCATCAGCAACAAAGATTTTGATGCCATCAAATGTCAAACTTCCGTTGTTAAACCATTGTGTTCCCATTGAGTTAGTACCGTTAGCACCTAAGCCAGAAGCACCGAATCCACCCAAAGCACGAACATAAGAACGAGCAATTGATTGAGAAACGTAGATGTGAAGATCATCCTTAGTGTAAAGAGCAGAAGGAATAGCATCAGCAATTTTACCTAATTCAGTAATAACGTTAGCAGCAGTAACGGTAGTTCCAGCAACTTCGTTAGCAGATGGCAAAGAAGCATCAGCAGCCAATAAAGTAGTTAAACCGTTGAATTCTCCAGCGTTAGCAGTAACACCTTCCCAAATGTTAGTTTCGTTTTTAGCAGCAACTTTAGCAGCAACGTGAGCAACTAAGAAATCTTGAAAAGTCTTAGGCAATACTTTGAATGCAGAATATCCTTGTTCAACTGATAACCAGTCAGAAACGAAATCTTTCTTACACAATTGTAAATTCACTTGGAATTCTTCTGGTTGTAAGATTTTCTCAGTCAAAGTGATTGTTGATGTTGCATCGAAATCACAAGTTGCATCTTTCAAGATTGCATCAGTAGCCAAACGCTTAATTACTTGCTTGTAACGAACGTTAGGTTTTACTTCAATACCACCACGATCGATAGTAGGAGAAGATAATAGAGCGGCAGCGATGATTTTGTTTGCAAATTCACCAGCGTACGTTGTGGTTATACTTGTTGTAGTAGCCATTTTGTTAATTTAATTTGTTAATTGTTATGAAAAGATTTTTAAAAACACTGAATCTTGGATTGTTTCAGGACGATTCTGTCCGTAAGCAAATCCTTCTTGCTTTTGCTCAGGCTCTGGGTTTTGAACGATTGGTTCTGCACCTTCCTCTTGAGCATTTAATTTAACTTCTAAAACTTCTTTCTCAGCTTTTAAGGCTTCGTTCTCCGCTTTAACTTCACTAATTTGTGCCGACAATTCAGTCCGCAACTTCTCAATTTCTGCAAAGAATGTTTCCTTGCTAACTGATTCCACGATACGCTTTGGAGATGGTGCTTGCGTTTCTGCTTCCACTTCAATCTCTACTTCTGGTAATTCTTCCATTGGTGCTTCTTCTTCAGGCATTGCATCTTTGATTTCAGCAATGATTCCTTCAAGGGCAACAACTAAGATTTTTCCATCTTCTAACTTGTACTCGCCTACTGGCAAAGGTACAATTCCATCAGCCGTAACGATTCCCACCGAAAATTCAGGCTCAAATGATTCAGCTTCGATGATGGTAATTCCATCCTCTAACTTCATTTGTGCTAAATTAACTTGGAAACCCAAAGCGGCTTTAATCAAGTTTTTTTTGCTTTTGTATTCCATATTTATTTTTGTTAATTACTCACGTTTGTAATAACTCTAACCTCGTTTACATTTGTAACCGCAGAAACTCCTTGCGATATTAATGCACCCACACCTTGAGAGATTAACTCTCCATCACAACATTCACTTGAATACGTTCCATCTTTGCAAAGACATCCACGCTTTGCACCTTTTGGACTTGAATAACTATTTTTCGCCATCTTCTAAAATATTTATAATATGTTCAACTAAATCCTCGTCTGAAATATCAGGTAACAATTGTAAACTTAGCTTATCAGCAAAATATCCTTCAATTGAAAAACCTTTTACTTCTCCGCTCTTTGCTTTCTTCCACATCTCATCATTATCTGCTTTCATTGATACCATCCAAGTTCCTTTAGGCAAATCAAAACCATAGGCTTTAGACTTATCCATTTCAGGATTCGTAATAATCCATGATTCAACTAATGACATTCCATCAACTTTCGTTTTGTGATGCAATGTTGCGTTTGACTGATTGCCCGCCTTTAAATACATTTGGCTTGCTTGCTCTACCGTTGCCTCTGAAAAGAATACGTTAAACTTATGCTCGCCTTCCTTTCTGAAGATCATTTTGTTTGGAATCAATGCTGGCCCCATCAAAATACGCTTCTCAGTATCCACTTCAGCCAAGTTCATTTCGTATTCCTTAGCTAATGTGATGAAATTGCTTTCAATCGCTGGTTTTTCAACCAATGAAATAGCTTCAATCCCATCTTGCTCGTTGTCTATAATAAGTTCAATAACCCGCATATCCCTTAAACCTAAATTTCCCATTTTGTTATATTTTCGTTTATCCTAATGTTGCTGATGTAATTCGATTTCTGTCTAATGCTTGAGCAGATGATACATCGCCAGATACGACATAGGCTTTCACTGGTTGCATATTTCCACCTACTGCCTGAGCAACTTGATTGGCCGTACTTGTTCCCACCACGTTAAACCTTGCTACTTGAGGCGATGGTGCCATTCCTCCAATACCACCACCCGAAGGAGTTTGAGTATTTACAATTGCATTGACATTAGCTAAACCAGCGGCAACGGCCAAACTTGCTGCAAGTGCTGCTCTAAATGGTGCATCCGGTGTTGCTATCTCCATTTGTCCAGCATAAGCATTTTGTGCCGCTAAGTAAGTTGAAATAGTTGTGGATGCTATCGCTGCCGCTTTCCCAGCATCAGTATGCGCCCCAACCGCATCCGCTATTTGTGCTAATCCTTGTGCGTATAATTGTAATGAAGCATTCTTAGCTTGTGCCTCAATCTTTGCTACCTTTTTACGCTTTTCGGCTTCTTCGCTTTCAATTGCCGTAATGTTAGCTTCGTAAGTAGCTATTGAATTTAATTGTGCATTATTTTCTAATTCAATTTGAGCTTGCTTTTCAGCGGCTCTTATTCTCCTTTGTTCTTCTGCCGTTTTTTCTTCTAATACAATGTTTTCTTCATAGGTTCTAATAGCTAATAATTGTGCATCTAATTTGGCAATTTCAGCTAATCTTTCTTCCTCGTTTTTTTGCTTTAATTCTTCTTTTTTTGTTTTTGCTTCATTTAGTAAAGCATTACGATTTACCAACTGCTCACTTTCTAATCCGGTAACTTGAGCAGCAATAGCAGTCTGATTATTTCTTGCTTCTAATAAAGCTAATTCATTTTCCAAATTAGGCATCGTATCATAACGAACCTTAGCCGCATCAACTTGAAATTTAGCTTGCTTTTGTAATTCTGAATTTTGCTTCCTTAATATTTCGCCTAATCTCTGATTCGCCCTTATTCTTTCCGGAATAGACAAGGCATCATTATCACGAATCTGTCTTTGTAATTCAGCTAAACGATCATACTTTTCAATTAAACCTTGTTGAATTACCGCAGCTCTCCTTGCATTGTTTTCAAGTTTAGTTGTATCGGTTGCCCTATCAAAACTCTTAGTTACATTATCAAAAAATTTGGTAATAGATAAATCTCCAGATATAAGTTTAACTATATCCGAAAATATCATCTTTGTGGCAGTCATCGATGTATTGAATAAATCGAGTACCTTTTGATTTGCTGATATAGTATCTTTAAATACCTGAAACGCTTCAAGTAGCAAACCAATACCAGCAGCTTTAATAGCTAAACCTAAACCGGTAAATGCTTTAGCCATTTTACCAATCCCACTCTCCGCTTTTTTGGTGGAATCGGCAATCTCGTCTACCTTATCATCGACCTCCTCTAACTTATCACCTACCTTGTCTACCTTTTGAGCAACATCGTCTAAATTATGTTTTACTTTAAGGGTAATTATTTTGTCTTCCATATTCTTTGCATTTGTTTTAATCCACCTTTTAAAGTAGTCTGTAATTCATATTTCCCTTTAGCTATTTCAATCAAATCACTTTGGTTATAGTGATCCATAGACATCAACATTTTTAATAAGTTCTTCATCATCTTATAAACCTTTTAATCTAATTACCGTTGTGAAATTTCCCCAAGTATCAACATCGAACTGCTGATTGCCTTTTGTTGGAAGCCTAACCGTATGCGTTGCCTTTGTGTATCCATTATTAAATGGATTGACAATAATTAATAACGCTTCCGTGCCATCTGTGGACAACTTATAAGCCGAGATAGGCTTTTGCTGATTGTAAAGCATAACCGGATAATTAGAATTGTTTGCATCCGTGTCAGATGTCCAAGTTCCACTTACTAATAACTGCGTTTTAGTCCATTCGTTGTTTGCCGCAACAATATCTCTATTTTGTTCTACTTGCCAATAGCCAACATAAAGCCAATCAAAAACTCCGTTGTCTAATTGTTGCAAATTGCCAAATCCATAGTAAAAATTAGCAAAATTAATATTATCGCACGGCCCATGATTATATTCTCCGCCGTAAGCATTCGGATCATCCCACATTGATAAGCCATCGCAATAAGCAAAACCCCAAACCGCTAATGATTGGAAATGGCTTGCACATTGTGCCGGATTATCGGCGATGTAAGTTCCGTATTCAAATCCTTTTCTTTCCCAGTTAAAGTCTGAGAAATAAGGCAATGGCTCCATGTATCTCCACGAATATGGCGAAGCACGTTTTATTTTAGCATCATC